AATTGTCAAAGCAGAGTTCCCTCTAAAGCTGCAAAGCCTTTTCCAGCGCAGCCGGTACAAGGTCTGTTACGGTGGGCGAGGTGGTGCTAAGTCTTGGGGCATTGCTCGAGCATTGCTGATCAAAGGGGCCAAGGCACCAATCCGCATACTGTGTGCGCGTGAGTACCAGACCAGTATCAAAGACAGCGTACACAAGCTCCTGTGCGATCAGATAGAGGCATTGAACCTGCACAGTTTCTACGAAATCACCCAAGCAAACATCAGAGGATCTAACGGCACTGAGTTCGCCTTTGCTGGTTTAAAGAACAACATCAGCAACATAAAAAGTTTTGAAGGCGTGGATATTTGCTGGGTAGAGGAAGCCCAGACCGTAAGCCGCCTATCGTGGAACGTGCTGATACCAACCATCCGCAAAGAGGCCAGCGAGATATGGGTCAGCTTCAACCCTGAGTTGGAGACAGACGAGACTTATAAGCGCTTTGTGTTGCTGCCACCTGATGACTGCATCCAGATCAAGGTTAACTGGTCGGACAACCCTTGGTTCCCTGAGACACTGCGCTTGGAGAAAGATGCGCTCAAAGGCAGGGACGAAGAAGCCTACAACCAAGTGTGGGAAGGACTGTGCCGCCAGACAGTAGACGGTGCCATATTTGCAAAGGAAATGCAGCAGGCCGAGCTTGATGGTCGCATCTGCCGGGTGCCATTTGACGCTACAAAGCCCGTACACGCTGTGTTTGACTTGGGTTGGTCTGATAGCACTGCCATTTGGTTCTTGCAGTTCGTGGGCATGGAGACGAGGCTGATCAGGTACATAGAGGACAGCCAGAAGACCATCAGTTATTACCTGGCCACAATGCAGACCTATGGCTACCACTACGACAAGGTGTGGCTACCGCACGATGCGGAGAACAAGACACTGGCCGCGGCAGGACGCAGCATCGACGATATTGTCCGGGCAGCAGGGTACAAGACGGAGATATTGCCTCGAGTGCCTGTGGTGGACAGCATCAACGCAGCCAGGACGATATTCCCTAACTGCTACTTTGACCGTGAACACGCTGCTGATGGTCTGGCCTGTTTGCGGCACTACCGCTACGAGGTAGACCCTGATACTGGGCAGTTCAGCCGTAACCCGTTGCACGATCAGTACAGCCACGGTGCTGATGCGTTTAGATATATAGGGCTTATGATTCGGCAACCGCACAAACGCAAACCTAAAGCAATTGCCGAAACCGCAGGCAGCTGGATGAATTGAGGACAGACCATGAATGACCCGCGCATTGACGATGCCATCAAGTTTTGGCAACTGGTGAACGACAGCGACAGCACCAACCGCAGCGAAGCACTGCAAGATATCCGTTTTGCAGCAGGTGATCAATGGCCGGTGGAGATTCAGAACAGCAGAAATCTTGAAGCAAGGCCGTGCCTGACCATCAACAAAATTGATGCTTATGTGCGCCAGGTGACCAACCAGCAGCGCCAGCAACGACCTCGCATCAAGGTGCATCCAGTAAACAACCTGGCAGATTACAAGATTGCCCAAGTGCTAGAAGGCATTACCCGTCACATTGAGGTAAACAGCAACGCCGACACCGCTTATGACACGGCTTTTGACTATGCTGTGCGAATGGGTTGGGGATACTGGCGCATCAATACCAAGTACGTCAGCGAGGATTCGTTTGACCAAGAGATTTACATTGATGCCATTGACAACCCGTTTACCGTCTACTTTGACCCAAACAGCGTAAGACCAGATGGCTCTGATGCCGAGAGATGCCTGGTTACCACGCTGTTAAGCAAGACCATTTTCAAGGAGATGTACCCAGACGCCGATGACGGAGCTAACTTCACACACCGCAGCACTGGTGACAACTCTGCTAGTTGGGTGACTAAAGAAGACATTCGGATTGCTGAATACTTCCATGTAACCAGGGAAAAGGCCAAGCTGTACCTGTTGAGTGATGGCAGCAGCGGCTTTGCGGACAGCGACAGATTCCTCGACCGAGTGGCCGCGGCTGGTCTGACGGTAATTGATACCCGCGAGAGTTTTCGCAGGGCAGTCAAGTGGTGCAAGATGACCGCACTCGAGATACTTGAGGAAAAGACTTGGGACGGTAAGTACATCCCGATCGTTCCGGTGTATGGTGCCCAGGTCATTGTGGATGACAAGCGCAAGAAGTATGGCCTAGTGCGGTTTGCGAAAGACCCACAGCGTATGTACAACTTCTGGCGCACCAGCATGACCGAGAGCATTGCTCTGGCGCCTAAGGCTAAGTGGTTGCTTGCTGAAGGCCAAGACGAAGGCCATGAAAACGAATGGGCGCTGGCAAACATCAAGAGCAGCCCTGTGCTGCGCTACAAGCAGAAGGACATAGAAGGCCAGCCAGCACCTGTACCAGTGCGCCTACAGCCTGAATCACCGCCTGCTGGCATCATGGACGCTGCCAATGCGATCAACACTGACTTGCAGATGGTGTTGGGCATCCTAGACCCTAATCAACTGCCAAGCGGCAACATCAGCGGCAAAGCGCTTCAGGGCCAGCAGAGCCAGACTGATTTGAGCAACTTCCATTTCTACGACAACTTGACGCGCAGCATCAAGCATACGGGCAAGATCCTGCTGGATTTGATACCTAAGATTTACGACACCCAGCGAGTTATGCGGATTATTGGCAGCGATGGCCAGCCAGACATGACAACCATCAATGAGCAAACCGCGGTGGGCGAGGTGCTGAATGATGTGACCGTGGGCGAGTATGACGTTGTGATGGACACTGGGCCAGGCTTCCAAAGCAAGCGCCAGCAAGCCGTAGAAGCCATGATGCCCCTGCTCACCGGAAACAAGGAACTGTTTGACTTGGCTGGGGATCTGGTGTTTCGTAACATGGACTTTCCCGGTGCTGACGTTATTGCTGACCGCCTGGCCGCAAGAAACCCAATGGCGCAGATTGACGAGAAATCAGAAATACCGCCACAAGTGCAGATGCAGATGGCCCAGCAACAGAAACAGATTGAGCAGATGCAGCAACAGTTGCAAGCAGCGCAGTTGGAGATTAACAACCGGATGCAAGTGGCGCAGCTCAAGGACGAGGGCGAAACCAAGCGCAAGTTGATGGATGTGACTGCACGGGCGCATAACACCGAAACAATCGCAGAGGCTCGCGTTAACAATGAGAACATTCGTCGGGTTACCACGCAAAACCGCACTGAGATTGAGGCATTGGTCAAAATGCTAATTGCCCGGATGCCACCTGACCAGCTGCTGATGGAGATTGAAAAGATGAACCAAGAGCAAGCCGCATACGCTCAATTTAGTATCCAAGACATCAGCGAAGGGGCAAACCCGCTGATCCAACCTATGCAGTAGTTGCATAACCTTTTGTTTTTGGGTAATAATGCCCCAACCCGACCCGTGGGTTCTTACGGGGCAAATCCTTGGAGTAATCCATGTCTGAAGTGGTAGTGAGTGAAACGCAGAAAAGACTAGAAGCCAGTACGGTGACTAGCGAGAATTTAGCTGAATACCAAGCTGAAAAACTAGGTTTAGCTGACAAAACGCCACGCGAGGCTATTGAAACAATAGAGCCGCTGGATGATGACAGTCAGAGTGAGCCTGCCAGTGACGAGCAGCAAACAACAGAGGAAAAGAGGCGACCTAAGATTGAGCGACGGTTTGAGAAGGTAACCAAAGATCGTGATGACGCAAAGCAAGAAGCAATGCGGGAGCGCGAAGCTAGGGTAAGCCTGGAGCAGCGATTAGCGGACATGGAACGGAAACAAGCCCCAAAAGGCGATGCCGAACCAGATCCAAGCCAGTTCACCGATATGTTTGAATATGCGAAAGCATTGACAGACTTTAAGGTTGACCAGCGATTAGGGGAAGAAAGACAGAAGGTAGTACAGGCCAAGGTTCAAGCCGAGAAAGAACAGGTGTTAAACACTTGGGTGGAACGGGTTAACCAGGCCAAAGCAGCGATGCCAGATTTTGAGCGAGTGGTAAAAAGCGCAGACATGACGGTAGTCAATGAAGTGCGAGATGCCATATTCGAGTCAGATGTCGGGCCGCAGTTGTTGTACCACCTTGCTGATAACCCTGAGTTCGTTGAAAAGCTGCAAGGGATGACGCCATCAGCACAGTTGCGACAGATTGGGAAGTTAGAGGCCATGTTTGAGAAACAAGACTCAAAGCCTGTTGTGCAGAGAAGTAAGGCAAGCGCACCGATTAATCCTATTCGGTCAGCCGCTAACGGGCGCGATGTTGCATTGACTGCTGATGGGCAGTTTCATGGCAGCTTCCAAGCCTGGAAAGCCGGTAGACTGAATGGGCAAATTCGATAACCATTTTTCTAGGAAATATCATGGCAAATAATTTGCTTACCATCAGCATGATCACCAACGAAGCGTTGATGGTGCTGGAAAACGAACTGACTTTTACGAGCCAGGTTGAACGTAACTACGATGACCAGTTCGCTGTAACCGGCGCAAAGATTGGCGCGACATTGAATGTCCGTCGTCCTGGCCGTTTTATTGGCACCAGTGGGCCAGCGTTGAACGTTGAAGACTTTAACGAGACTTCTGTTCCCGTTACCCTAACCACGCAGTTCCACGTTGATACGCAGTTCACCACGCAAGACCTGGCGCTGTCACTTGACCGCTTTAGCGACCGAGTGCTGAAACCAGCCGTCGCTGCTATTGCCAACAAGATTGACCGTGATGGTTTGGTAATGGCTAAAAACGCCACTGCCAACATTGTCGGCACTGCCGGTACTGTCCCGACCAGCTTGCTGACCTACCTGACCGCAGGCGCGTATCTGGACTCTGAGGGCGCACCACGCGATGGTCGCAGGGCTTGCATTGTTGAACCGTTTACCGGCGCAACAATCGTGGACTCGCTTAAAGGTCTGTTCGTGCCATCCAACACCATTGCCAAGCAATACGAGCGCGGCATGATGGGCAAGGACTCGGCAGGCATGATGTGGAAGATGGATCAGAACGTTGTTAGCCAGACTTTCGGTTCCTACGCTACTGCTACTTTGGCTTGCGCTACCACAACGGCAACGGGCTTTCTAACCAGCGGCTGGGCATCAACGTCCACCATTGCTCTGACTGCTACTACTGCTACGGCTGGACTCAAGCAAGGCGACACCATCACCATTGCAAACATCTTTGCAGCTAACCCACAGAATCGCGCTGCTTACGGCTCCAACCGTCTGCGTAGCTTTGTCGTGCAGGCTGATGTGACTGTTGGGACGGGTGGTACGACTTCTGTGATTGTCAGCCCTGCTGTGATCACTGCTGGTCAATTCCAGAATGTGGTTGTCAACAGCACCAGCGCTACCGCAGTGGTAACCCCGTTCAACAACACAGGCACGGTTTCTCCGCAGAACATTGTGATGCACAAAAATGCGTTCACGATGGCCTGTGCTGACCTTGAGCTGCCAGATGGTGTTCACTTTGCTGGCCGTGCTGCTGACAAAGAACTGGGCCTGTCTATGCGTGTTGTGCGTCAGTACACCATCAACAATGACTCTATCCCAACCCGTGTAGACGTTCTCTACGGCTGGGCACCGCTGTACCCCGAGCTTGCTTGCCGGGTTGCCGCTTAACACTCACCATCAAGGAGTAACTATCATGGCAAATCCAGGCGCAGCAACAACCACAACGGTTCACCCGCAAGTTCTGTCCAGCAACCAGGCTATTCGCTTGATTGCTTACGCAACTGGCGTTTCTGTCAATGCTACCGGCGATGCGGCAATTACCTTGCCCGTCATCAATACCACCACCTACAACATCACCAATGTTGTCATCACAAATGCCAACAGCAACGTAGCTACTGCTGCCTTGGCACTGTGGACAGGTGCCGGCGGTACGGGCACTGAAATCGTCACCAACGCAGCGTTGACCAACAACACCAGTTCAGCCTTTGTCACCAAATCCACGGTGGTGGCGGCAACTGGCACGGCAAACATTTCGGCGCAAGTGTTCTACGTCCGGATCGGAACTGCTGTTGCTGGTGGCACGGTTGACGTTTACGTGTACGGTACTGATTTCACAGCGTTCTAAACTCTGTTTTATCAAAAACAAAAGGGAACTGTTCGCAAGGGCGGTTCCCTTTTCTACTAAAAAATTATGGCTACAACATCCCTATCACCCACGCCGAAACTGCAATTCTTTGATTTGAATGGCGCTCCGCTATCGGGTGGGAAGCTGTACACCTACGCTGCCGGTACAACAACGCCATTGGCGTCCTACACCGATTTCACTGGCAACATTGCCAACACTAACCCGATCATCCTAGACAGCCGTGGCGAGGCTAATGTATGGCTTAGTGGGGATGTCTATAAGTTTGCCTTGTACGACAGTACCAACGTGCTGATCTGGACAGTGGACAACATCAACGGCACCACTTTTGCTACTAATTTTACTGGCACAGGTTCGCAGGTTGCTTTCTCGGTGGTCAACGGTTTTACAGCTATATACATCAATGGCGTTTACCAGAATCGAAATACTTACACTGTCAGTAGCGGCACGGTAACGTTTAGCGAAGCACCGCCATACACATCTATCATTGAAGTTGTTTACAACTAGGAAATGCCATGCTAAAAACTACAACCTCAGTTATCAACGCCAGCCAAATTGCAACGCCAATCATCTTTCAGAGTGATGTTACCCTGTTATCAACCGATGCCGGAGCCGCTGCCGCGCCATTGCTTGATCTATACCGCAACTCAGCAAGCCCGGCAGCCTCCGACACAATTGGAGAAATTGAGTTCAACGGGCAAGACTCGGCAGGCAATAAGCAGCAATACGCTCTCATTCACGGATCAATTCTTAGCCCAACGTCAACGGCTGAAACAGGGCAAATTCACTTTGAGACTGCAACAGGCGGCGCATCTACCGAGAAGATGATTATCGGCACGACCAATCTTGTGATTAACGATATTGGCGCTATTTATAACGTGCGAATTGAAGGCGACACTGATGCCAATCTGTTTTTCACCGACGCAACTAACAGCCGTGTAGGTATCGGTATCATTACGCCAGCAGAAAAACTAGACGTTGTTGGAAATATTAAGCTGTCCGGAAATGTAATCCCTGCAAGTGGTTTTGGAATTGACTTTGCGGCAACGGCTGGAACAGGAACAAGCGAGTTGCTGGCTGATTACGAGGAGGGTATTTGGACACCTACTTTAGTTCCAACAGTCACGGGTTATACTTCTATAACTTATGACGCTGTAACAAAGGGAAAATACACAAAAATTGGAAGTTTGGTACAGATACAAGGTCTTATTAGAACTTCGGCCATTACTGTAGGCTCTGCATCAGGCGGGTTAACTATTGGCGATCTTCCATTCCAAGCATCTGCGGCTAGTTCTGGAACAGATAATGGCTCAGCGTCTATATCAATAGGATATGTTTTAAGTTGGGCAGTAAATGCACCCGTTCTAGGCGTTATTTTTTCCAGCGCGTCTTCCATAAATTTGTATACTAAAGCTACTGTTGCTGGCGGTGCGGTTAATCTTAATGCAGCAACAGATGTTGGAACAGGTGCTTCTGCAAACGTAATTTATTTTACCGCCACTTACAGAAGCGCAACGTAGGAAAAATTATGTCCTTAACAAAAGTTTCATATTCAATGATTACTGGCGCGGTGTATAACCCGCTAGATTACGGTGCAGACCCTACTGGAATTTCCAATAGCTCTCCAGCTATTCAAGCCGCGATCAACGCCGCAATTGCCGATGGCGGTGGCGAAGTGTTTATTCCGGCTGGAAGATACATTCTCTCTACCAGTCTTAAAATCCAAAACACCTACACTAACAACGTTTTCATAAAAATTACTGGGGTTGGGCAAGGAAATCCAGCAGTTGCTGCGGCAAGCACTTACGGGACAATTCTTGTGGCTCAAACTGGCTACATTGCAATTGATATGGCTGGCGGCAACAACACTACGTTGCAAGACTTTGGCATCATTGCTGGTCCAACAAACCCATCAACAGTTGGCATTTTGATGCAGCGCATTTTGCCTTCACCTTTTTGCGCTAAAAACAATTTTGTTCGTATTGCAATTGGCTTACCAACAAATCCAGCGGCTAACGGTGGTGTAGGGACAATTGGAATTATGAACAAGCGGGGTGAACACCACCACCATTACGATTGCTGGTATTACGCAGATAAATGTGTTATTGAAGATGGTAGCAGCGTATACCCTACCATTGTTTCACCAGACTATCCAGAATATCTTATTGGCGGCGCAACCCTGACTATAAATTATTTTGACAATGTTGCTTTTTTAGGCGCTGGATATGGCGAGTGCTTCCAAGCGTTCAGCACAGCTGTCGTAAAAATTGATGGAGGGTATTTTTTAGCGCAAAACGGGTTTGCCGCAATTTTGCTTTCAACTTTCAACGTGCAGTTTTCAGTTACTGAACCTCAAGTTGAATTAGGCGCTGGAACTCCTTTGGGTTTTGTAAGGGCTGTTTCTGGTGTAAAAGGGTTAAACATATCTGGCACTACAAACATCTCTGGTTTGACTGGGTTGCTTACTGCTAACGGCGCAGATGTGTCATTGTTAAACATTAAACTTGGCTCTAGTTTTGGTAAAGTTGTTGACACCACAACAGAGTCTGGTGGCGGTATTTACGGCGCTGTCATTCAGTATGACTCATCGCTCAGTCAAACTGTTCAAAGCACTGCAATATTTAATTCTGTCGTTTTAGACGGATCAGTCACCGCCACAAAACAAATTGACATCCGTACAAAAAACACAGGTAAAGCGTTTTCTACTGGCGGCATGGTGCCATCATCGGCTACGGATGGGACAGACGTTACTGCTAGCACTACAACAACGTATGTGTGTGAACTAAACCTTAACTGCTCTGCTTTGCTAACCGGCGCATCCATTTTGCAAGGTTCGACCGGCGCTGGCAACTGTACTCTGTATCTGTTAGATTACCAAGGCACACAACTTGCTAAAACAGCGTCATTTAGTGTTGCTGCTTCTACGGCTCAGTATGTAGGAAATAACTTTGCGACCAGTTATTTTGCCGCAGGTCCGGCACGCTACTACATCGCCGCGCAATTTGATAACGCCTCAAATAAGTTCAGGGCACACGTAATCGGTCTGTTTGGAGCTTCGTCCGTAGCGTCTACCTATGGGGTGCTGCCAACTTTTACGCCACCAACCACGTTTACAACAGACGTTGGCCCGATTGCAAGCACTTATTAACAAACAACTTCTTGGCGCACAAT